GTTAGGCTTGATAGAAAACCCACCCCCTTTATATCACACCCCCTTTAATCTCTAACAAAATTTTAAAACAAAAAAGCACAACAAAGCTACAAAGTTTATTTTGTAACGATTGCTATGCTATACTATCATACTATATACACTAGTACTATACTACTACTATACTATTCTTCTTTATCTCCTCCGTCTATTTCTTCTTTCTTATTAGTTAAGAACTTATACAAGTGACTAACTACTACTGCTAAGTATACAGTTCCAACCAATGATATTAGTTCATCACTAATCATACCTTTAAAGACTGTCATACCTGCAACGTAAACAGATAGAACAATTAACTCTACTGCCATTCTTTTTCTAACGCTAGGTTTTAGAGTACCTGTGTCAATAAACTCTAGTGCCAAACTAAGTAACTGCATAAATACTACTAAACCAATCGCTTTCAATGTTTCAATCATTATCTTTCTATCTCCTTTATTATTAGTTTTCTATCTCGTATGTTTGTAGTGTACCAGTATAACAATATCCACCATATAACCATTTACTGCTAGGAACTGAATCAAAAAATGTAGCTTGCCAACGTTTGGGAACATATGAACTATAATTGTCATCTCTGACTTTGTATAAGGCCATATAGTTCCCTTTAGCTTTACATTGTAAATAGTCTATTCCGTTCGGTTTAGGGTTGTATATGATAGTATTATTCCAATTTACGTTATCAGGTATTTGCTTAATGTCCTGATAGTATTTAATTGTAGGGTTGACAATTTGTGCAAAGTTCTCAACTTCTGCTTTACATTCAAACTCTTGTGTAACTGGGTTAAAACCTCTCGTTTCAAAGCCTTTATGTATATTAACTTTAAACGCTGAACAAAAAGCATAATCTTCACTGTAATAAAAACCAAAGTTTGCTGACACTTCACGCATTCCTTGTTTTCCCTCGTAGAAAGTCCAATCATAATACTCTTCATCATGTAATCTGAATTCAGTCCCTAATAGTTCAGAACCCTCAAACATCATAATATTTTTTACTTTCCAAGAACTACCTTTTTTAGCTCTCCAACACAAGGAGCGTGAACCAGCATTTGGCAAAGTTGACTTAGTAGTGAATACAAAAATACATTTGTGCCAAAACGTATCTTCGCTATTTATTCTCATATTCCAACTAACCCAACCGTCAGCACTATTTTCTGCCTGTTGATACGCTTCTCCATTAACGTAAACAGGTTTAGTTAAGTCAATAATAGTGTCATTCCATGTTCCTATGAAAGTTTCCATATCTCCGTTTATAGAAGATGTTGTTCGCTTCATGTCCCATTGCCAAGTATAAGTGGTGTTAGGTTTTAAAAAATTTATTTGATTGTATTTTGTATAGTATTCTTCATTTTTAGTATCAGGACACTTAAAACTATAATACCCACTTTCATAAGTTCCATAATCAAAAATATCTCCGCTATCGCCAAAACTTGCCCAACACGGCTCATTTGCACCTGCTTTTGTGAAGTAGTCTTTACCTTGGTCAAAAGGGCCAACAAATACCCAACCACCTTTAAGCAGGTTCTTATATCCCCCACGTTTCATTGTAGGCACTTGCGTAGTTTCTTTGAACATTTCCCAATAATCAGCTTTAGGTATATTAAACTCGATTGCCCTACGTCCTAATCCTATCAGGTCTAGTGGGTTATTTATATGTACCGTTTTACCGTTTATTGTACTATCCATTGTGTAGCCCTCTCATTCCATAACCGTCAATTATAAATTCTTGACCGCTGTATTCTAATTGTGTTGTTCCGTCTGTCCAACCTGTAATATTATTATTAATTTCGCACCTCATCAATGCTCCTGATTGAACCATTGTAATCTGTTTAGCTTGTGGACTTACTAGCATGCCTGTCTTTGTAACGTTCCATTTTTTATCCTCTTGTGCTTCTTCCCAAGTGTAAGAATTAGGGTTTGTACTGTCCTCTAGCGTTGTATCTGTATATTGTCCGATATGGCTAGGACGGTCTACTTTTGTTGTAGGATAAAAAGTTGAAAAACCACTCACTAACTCTACTTTTTTCCAACTACCACTAGCAGGGTCACTTCCAAAGAGTTCGAAGCTCGCTGTGTAATTTCCTGCCTGAAGCTCTTTGTATGTCCAACGATTATCCACACCATATCTTACAAGAGATGTTTTAGACAACGTGAATGTATCCCAATCATTGCAAAGAAATTTAATGTTTGCCCATGCCGTATGCTTATATTTTCCGTCAGGTTGCAACTTTCCTTGTGTTTCGTCGAAACTATTAGAACGACTAATAGAAACGTTACTTAACACTTTAATTCTATATATTTTCATATCCACATCTATATATCCCTCTGCATACATTTCGCCACTTTTAGAACTTTGCAAAGGGTCAGCATAAAACATTACGCAAAAGTCCATTTCTTCGTCATAATATAAGCCCATATAAACAGCTTTATTACTAAAGAAATCAATATATTGCTTTTTGCTTAATGCTACTTGTATATTACTCTTACTAAAATTAATCAATTCGATAGGGTTGTGTATCAACAACTCCTCAAAATTTAACCATGAAATCATTTATATACCCTTTCTATTGTGCATAAACCAGTCATAAAGTCAACAGAACGAACTCCACACTCCCCGTAAGTCAAATTACTCACATTAGCTTTTTGACCCCACCAAAATAGTTTGGTATTGTATGCAGTTGCGTACATTTGAGGGTTAAACTTAACTTCATTATACTTGATAACTGGAAACAATTCTTCTACTCCTAACGTTATCGGTCTAGCGTTTGTAGGAAAATCATCGTAATTCTTATCTGTCATGATAACATTACCTTTTAATTCTCCGTTTTTTGGTATGATACCCCAAGTACTAGCTAAAGCCGGGTCATCAAAGGGAGTGTTAATTTCTCCGCTTTTATTCCACGTTCCGTTGCTTTGTTGTTGGAATAACCATGCCTTTTTAGTGTTATAGTTAATAAAAAGAATTTGCGTTGGTACTGGTCTAGTTCTTGAATTTTCGTATTCTCTGAACCAGTCCTCTATACTCCGCTCTGTTCTTAATAAACCAGTCGCCCAAATACCAGTAGCACTTGAAACCCCTTTGAATTTTTTTGTGTCCGTTTCGCTTAGTTTCGGCTTATAAGGAGCTAAAACAACACCAGTAGGAAAAGCCACGCTTCCAGTCCATTCATTCATAGAACTATATTTTGTTTTTTCACTAACTCTACAATTATTCATTCCGGGAGTTGCACGCATTTCAGTCACGTAGCTATTAAAGTCCCAATCAGCCCAATAAGAACCCATATTATAACCTATGTTAAGCATTGCCGAACGAATTAACTCGTCCACTTTATAGCGTTTGTCAGCTTGTTGGTAATAGTCACCCTCTAAAATGTTACTTGCCATTTCTCCAAAAGTGCAATCGATAGCTGTATTTGCGTCAGTAACGTATAACGGTTCTTGGTTATCCACCCAAGCCTTTGTGTCGCTGTCAAAAGTTTGCCTAGTGTTTGTGAACTGGTCAGGATAAATGACGTTACCAGTCAAATCAAATATGCCCTTATTTCCGTTTATAACGCGAAATTTGAGTGTTCTACCTGCTTCGGTGTCATAAGTATCAGAATCAATTCCAATCAATACACGCTGGCCCAATGGACGACTATAACACCAAACAGCTTCTTGTTTGCAAATCCCTCTTTCCTCTAAGTAAAAAAGCTCTTTATCAGTTTTTGAACCTGCCCAAATATAATCTTTATAATTGGTGCTTTGCGGTGCTGTACCCTCATAAGTTCCTGTAAACGGTGGTGTTCCGTCATCTGTGTTGGTCTTTTTATAGCTTTCAAATTCATCTCTATCCTCAACAAACGGAGTAACCTCTCCACCTTGTTCAATTTTAGGCAAATACACTTCAAATTGTACAAAATCGCTTGTTTGTGCCACTTCAAAAGCTATACCAAATTTTTCAACCGTTTCCGTACTAGGTAGCGTGTAAATTTCTTTTATATCTAAGTATTGATTAGGTTGGACTTGGTATGTAGCTACAAGCTCATTTTTTGTACCGTATAGCAATTTTAAACTAACCTCTAGTACATTTACACTAGAATTATATAAAGTGCCTGACAAGCCGTATTTTTGCCCTTGTTTGAGGTTAGGTGTTACAAAGTTAGGGTATAAATTAGGATATTGTTTTCTTTCATAATCTGTACAAAAAGCAATACCGCTTATTTTGTTTTCTCCTTGCGGTTTAGTGATAATAGAACCATAGCTAAAAGGTCTATTCCAGTCGTCAGGACATTTTTTTCTTTGCCAACGTTTACTGGTTTCTGAACCTGTCGTTCCGTCTAACAAATAGATATGTTGTGGCAACAACGCAATTGTTTCAATGCTTTTCAAAGAACAACGTTGTACAATGTTCCAATTAGGTTTTTTAATCGTGAAATCTCTACCAGTGTTAGAATTCCAACAATATGCTTTAAAAATAGTCATTCTATTGCCAAGCCCTCCACTAAGTCTACTAGTTCTTTTTCTGTGCTTACTTCGTCCACTTTTTGTTGTTTAAGTTTCACATTTGCGTCAATATAAACGCCCTCAATCTCCATTAATTTTAACAATGCTGAACGGTCTGGCAGTTTATTGACTTCGGTAACTGTTCGCCCTGTTTCTGTTTTCCGTCCGTTAGGGTTGTTTTTATATTGGATAACTGTCTTTGTTTCTTTTCCTCCAAAAGCTAGGGTTTTTAACGCTTCTAGCATTTTTTTATTTTCTTCTTCTGTCATAGCCATTAAATGAAATAGTCCTCACTTTCTTCACTTTCTAAGAACCACCACATCAAGTTTATTAAAGCGTCTGCCAAATCAATCTTATCTGTGTAGCCTTTTTTAATAATACGCATTAGCCCAAAATCGTTTATTTTCGTTTCTGCGTTCATTAAATGCACCGCTAGTAATTTACTATCAAAATGTATTTTACCCTCTTCCATTAGCTTCTGTGTGGCTTCTAGGGTATTAGATAGCTTGAAACTATTCTGCATTACTTTGTTATAAAATTCAATGTCATAAGTTTGTTCAAATTTATCAATGAAATTCTTGGCATAGTTAGGGTCATAATTCAACGCAATCGGAACACTACCATTCATAGCACTCATAAAAGCGTCCCACGCTTCTTCTGACATGTTATTTATGCCCTCGTGTGTTATTGTTTCCCCTAAGTGTTTAAATTTATCTTCTGCACTTTCTGGCATGATAGGGATAGCCTTGAAATAATAGTGTCCGTTTTCTCTGTAACCTATCACAGTACCCCAAACGTCGCCACGTACTGAAAAATCTGAACCAATAGCAACTAAACGACCCTCAAAGTCTAATGGCGGTACTAGACACTTATCTACAATTTGTTTTGTAAAGATTGTAGTGCTGTCAGTCATTGATAAATTGAAGCGTTTAGTGATAATTTTAGCCATTTTAACAGGGTTTCCGATTGCCCCTATAAAGTCTTTTTGAATGTCCTCAAGACTTAAAGTGTAGCCTAAAGCTGGGTTTGCCTTGATGTACTTAGAACTGTCTTTTACTTCGTCATAATCGTCTAAAGCATAATAGAACACCCAATGACTGAAATCATCGTCTTTTACCCATTCTTTCCAACTCTCAAGCTCATCATCATAAGCACCGCCACGAATAACGTTGTTTGTGGTTGAAATAAAAAGCGTACCCTTATTTTTTCTTAGCCCCTGTCTAATAGTGATAAGAGGGTTCTTTTTAAACGCACCAAATTCATCTATGATAACAAGTTGTTCACGTCCACCGTCTAGCGTGTCTTCGTTACTAGCATAGATAGAAATCTCTGTACCTTTACTTTTTAGAATTGAGTTATCTTTTACTACAATTTGTTCTTTGTTCAATTTGAATTGATTTTTAAACTTATTAATGACAGTACCTTGACAGTTTCCCATAGCTCTGAAATGCTTCATCAAGATTTTTTCAGCTTGGTCCTTTTTGGTAGCCATTAAAGCAATAACGCTATTAGGTTTAGGAAACAAAAAGAGTTCAATTAAGGCTATCATAACATCAAGAATAGATTTGGCATTTGAACGTCCTACAATAACAACAAATTCATCAATTTGGTAAGGAGTGCAATACATCAAAGTAAGCACCGCCTTATGATATGGTATGATTTTAAAGCGTTCGTTATTAGGCAAAGTCATAAACTCCTCAATGAAGTTAAATATTTTATCTGCCTTTTTGTAGTCTATTTCATGTTCAATTTTAGCCACTTTTTTCTTTAGTAGCTTAATCATTTCGCCATTATCCTTGCTTTGTCCTATCCAGTCTTGAATTAAACTCATTTTTTATATCTCCTTACATTAAGCCCTCCGCTAAAATTCTAGCATAATCTATTAAATCTCCGCTTCGTTCCATTCCTTGGTGACATTTATGGCAAAGAACTTCGGTAGGTACGTTTATTACTTCTTTGTCAAAGTCATTGACTTCTAGCATGTCATTATTCCATTGTAGTGGGATAACGTGATGACAAATTAAGTGTTCTGTACTCCAACATCTTTCACAATGTCCTACCCTGTTCTTTTCTTCACGCGCCTTTTTTATCCACTTAGGATTATTGTATAGCTTACTTTTAGTATAAATCAACGCTTATTTAGTTTTACCCCATTTCTTTCTAGTTTGTTATAAATTTCGTTCGCAATTCTGCGACCGTCCGCACTAGATTGTACGTAAATTTTTATGTCTTGTTGTGAATTGTCTTGTGTTCCAATGCTTGGTGTTGCAGTTGTTCCTTTGGTTGCTCGTGCATAAGGTTGGACCGCATTCACGGCTCTGCTGATTGCTTCCCTACCACCTGCAAAAAATTGTAAGTCTAATGGTAACTGTCCATTTCTTGAACCTAGAATTTTTTGACTTAGTGATGTAGGTTCTTTAATTCCAAGAGGGTCGATGTTACTTGTTAGCCAATGAAAATCACTGAAAGCGTCGCCCCATGTACTGTTCTTTCTGAACCCTAATGATTTACCAAGTAAACCAGTATTACCCCCAACGCTACGTGAAAGGCTCAAAGCACTTTGGACGGCACTATAAGCATTATTTGCCCAATTATATAAATCTCTTAACGAACTAACGGCTGAACTAACTTTACCTAAGAAACTACCGATAGAAGTAAAGTTAATTTTATTGAAAAAGTTTTCAACTGCTCGTTTTGCGTCATTTACTGCGTCTTTCATTTCATCATTTGACAATTTACCGTCTTTGTTCTTGTCAATGATTTGTGTTAATGCACCAACTGCTTTACCTGCCATTTGACCCAATTGGCTACCGATAGTGCTTGCCATGTTTGTGGCGTTGTTTCCTAAGCTGCCCATGTCTAAACCTGTATCGCCTAAACCTTTACGAAAACCGTCCAAAGCACTTGTATTGAAACCGTTAGAAATCATTTCACGAATTTGCCCCCAAGTGCTAGGACCTGATGAAACTAGTTCATTCCCTTTTTGTTGGAACAATTCCATTGCACGATTCATTACGTCTGTACCAACAGCACCATTTTCCATGGCTTTCTTGAAACCTTCCATACCTACGCTAGTATGATTAATTTCGTTGTATGCTTGAATCAACATATCACGGAACTGTGCACCCAAAGCTGACTGCATGATTTGGTTGAAGTCTTGAGCGTGTAACGTACCAGATCCCAACGCTTGAGCCAAACCATAAGAAAATTGCTTCTGCGTGTCCATTGTTAGCCCTAAGCTGTCCCCTACGGCATTAATTGAATTAACAATTTTGAACGCTTGGTCACCTGTTAGACTAGTATAACCTGAAATGGTAGACCCTAACTCGTTCAGGTCATTACGTTGTGATTTTAGAAGTTCACTACCTGAATCAATATATGAATTAAAACGTTTGTAACCTTCTGCACCGTCTGCCAAAGTAGCTGATAAGCTCTTTTGTGCTTGAATTTGACGGTCATAAGTATTCATCAAGTTGTTAGCAAAACCACCAACCAAGTCAGTAGCTTTTGAAATTCCGCCACTTACAAGCCCAATTGCTGACGAGATACCACTTACAACGTTACCAACTTTTGAGAATGTTCCTAATAGCGAACCGCCTGCACTTTTTACGTTTTCAACTACGCTTGAAAGTCCTCCGCTTTTTTGCGAACCTACTTTTGAAAGCTCTGTGCTTAATCTAGTCGCTTGCGTTTGTGCTTTGACTAGTTGACTTTCTAATGCCTGCACTTGTTTTTGTGTAGCACCTGACATCTTTGCGTTCGCAAGTGCTTTTGTTAAATTATCTACGTTCTGTTTAGCAAGGTTTAAAGCTCTTTGTGTTTCTTTAATACCTTTGTCTTTCATAGTCACAGAACCTGTTATTTGAGCGTTCTTGTTCGTTTCTTTAGCTAGGCGACCAATATTATTAATTTCTCTCTGTGCTTCCCTAGCACTACTTAAAACACCCTTAGTGTCCAGTTCTGCCTGAATGACATACTTTTCTTTAGCCATTATTTGTTATACTCCTTAACTTACGCTTAATGTTTTTAGTTTTATCGTCCATTTCGTGAGTGGCTTTAACTAGCGTTCGTCCATAACGTTGGTGCAAGCTACGGTCATGTAACAAAATATTGAGCATTTTCCAACTTTCATCTTTAGCTTTGAAACCATTGACGATACCAATATTTCCGCTTTTTAGTGAACCATATGAACGTGTCACTTGCTTATTGATTTTCTTAGTATCAAACTTAACAGGGTAACGTGAGAAATTTCCACCCAATGAACTTTTGTAACTGCGTTTTACTGTGTTCTGATTAGAGTTGAAGCTATCAACCATTTCTAACCAAACTTTTTTAAGTTGTTTCTCTGTGAACTTTTCTAGTCCTGTGACTTGATTGGTGGTTGCCATAATTCTACCTCCACATGTTCCACTTTGTTCAGTTCTTCTGCGGTTGTTTTCTTCTTCTCTTTAGGTGTCAACGCTGAAATTAATTTGAGCGTCCACGCTAAAGGTCTATGACTGTATACTTCGTAGGGAACTCTAAAAGCCGTCATCGCACTAACAATTGCAAGTGTTGTTATTCTTGCGGTTTCCCCTATTTCTTCTCTGTTAGTGCTATCGCTTTTTTTGTTTCATTAACTAATTGTTCCATAAGTTCAGCAACTGTGACAGGTAAAAGTCCACCAATTAAAGCCCCTAGAATTTCATCAAGTGTATATTGTGGCGAACAAGCCCAAAAGAACAATGCTAAACTGTGATAGTCACGTTCGTTCAAATCTCCGAAGTAAATGCCATTATCTTCCATGCGTTCTAATGCTTTAAAGTCAAATTTAAAATCTTCTTTCTTCATCTGTGTATCTCCTTATAAATTAAAATAAAAGGGTGGAAACTATTATTCCAAGCGTTCCACCCCTAAAAATTAAGCCTTGATGTCAGTACCTATGAGCGGTTTAAGTTCATTAAACAACTTCTTAAAGGCTAAGGCTCTGCCACTTGTTCCAGTTGCTAGCTCTGTATCAGATATTTTGAATTTTATAAACAAGTGTTTCGTGTCAAAGAGTATAAAATCTCCCATTGTCACAGTTGCAGTATGTTCGTATTCTTTACCCGTTGGACTTTCTTCGTCCGCTTCTGCCGTGTCCCCCGGTGTTGTAGCCTGAACACTTGGATAGAATGTTACTTTATACCCCGTTCCGTCGTCATCACGGTAACGTTCAGCATAAGCGAAACCATAAGGTTTATAATTTTTTGGGTCGTCAGTCAAGTATTCTCCAAAAATTCCAAATCCTAACGCGTGGTCTGCAAACTTGTCAGGCAAGTCATACGACTTAACTGTAATTTGTGTGTTTTTAGCACCTGCGATTGTACGATAAGGAGCGTTAAACCCTGCATAAAAGTTTGTATTTTCTTGTTTGCTATCTGTTTCAACTGCTCGCAAACCTGCGATTGGAATTCCTGTTGTTGACCCTGTTGGGTCTAAAAACACTACCCCATACCCTAGACCGTGTGTTAATTCATTTTTTGATGTATATGCCATTTATTTTTATCCTCCTACTACTTCCAAACTTTAATAGCACCGTCCTTAAGGAAACCACCACAAACGGTAATAGTACCATATACTTGTACTTTATTATGACGAACGTCTTTAGTCACATTAAATTCTGGTACCAAGTCCCCTGCTAGAATGCCCTTATAAGGGTTAATAAGCACCTTGTCAAAAGTGTTATCCCCTCCGTCATTATAGTGCTTAAAGCTCAAAGTTTCAATTTTAGTTACTCCATTAACAACTGGCGTGAAATCATTTTCTTTTACAAGAAGAACATCATCGCCTGACTGTGAAAACTTATCTGCACTTTCTTTCTGTTTAACCGCCCCAACAATTGAACTTGAAGCGATTGAGCTATGAACTCCACCCCAAATTAAATGACTTTCGATTGTTTGATATAAAGTATATAGTACTGTATTCAATGCACTTTGTACACCGTCAGCAGTTAAATTTCCTGAATCAGAAAGATTAATACCAAAACCAAAACCTCGTGGCGTTAAGATTTTATAAGTTTCTTCATTTACGCTTAACACGCTACCTGTTTGCCCTTGTTCTTTAGCTTCAGGAAAGCCTGTTAAATTGACCGACTGCAACAAATCAGCCCCAACTTTCGGGATACGTGACAAGAGAGGGAACGACTCGCTGATGTCCCCCCCATTTATCACATTCTCGATTTGTTGAGCATAACGGTCTGTAATATTAAATTCAGCCATTATTCACTCCCTTTCTTATTTAGACACCTAAACTACCCTTTTTTTTTAGGTATGCTGAACGGTTTTTACCACGAATAGAACCACCTACAAGAGTTTCAGACAACCATTGTTCAACGTTATAACGGAGGTCAAAGTCGTTGTAGTTTTCCATATTCAAATCTCCGATAAGAACGTACTCATCGTGATTGTAAACCGCTACTTCGTCTTTAGGCATCCAGACACGAGTTTCAAGATTAACAGCACCGAATGATTGAGCGATTTGTGCCTTTGTTGCCAACTCATTGAAACGTGCATGGCCGTCTGAACCTTTTAGCTTACGCAACTCTGCAAAAGTTTGTGGACTCATAACAATTGTGATTGCGTCAGAAATTGAGCATTCAGCAACTGCGTCAGTAATACCCTCAAACAAGTCCGTATACTCAATTTGTTTTGTCCAACCGTCTGTGGCAGTTTTCAAACCATAGAAACCGTTAGAACCGTCAGCAGAACCAAGAATCATATTGTATTCCACTTTTTGGATAACACGATTAACCATATCTGACATTACATATTCAGATAATGCACCTGAATCATTTACACCACGAACGGTTGCTTTATCCATTTGCAAGTATGCTTCTGCCATTTGCGGACGTAGTGAGCGTTTAGAAGCCGTTTGAGCTTTATTTTTATCTGTACCTGCTTTAAAAGTACCTTCGATAAATGTATCATCTACACCATCTTCTGCAAGTGTCAAACCTTGGAAGCGTGCTTTCATAGCACCGTCATAGATACCTGACTTTTTAGCATATTTTGAAGTGATAGACCCAAGAGAGTTAACGACATTCAAAGCTGAAGCATTAGCAAATTCACGCAAGAAACCTTGCTCTGGCATTTCAGCCATTTTACTACCAAGTTCACGCATGAATTTAATTTCTGCGTCTTGAGATTTTTCGCTAGGAATAGACGCTTCACGTTCCTTTTTAAGTTCTTCACGTTCTTTGTTAAGCTCTGTAACTTGAGCTTCAAGTTCTCGAACTTTTACACCTGCTTCAATTGCTTGCTTCATGATTTCTTGTGTTTCGTTTGCGCTCATTTCTTTTTGTTCTCCTTTGTTTTCTTCTCTTACTTTTGTCACTTTAGCACCTTTGTTACTAGGTAACGGAGTTAGTGACACCTCTGTAATATTAACATCTTTATAATAGCCTACTCCGTCAATTTCACGAGCTTTCATACCGTTAGCATTAAAGCCAACTGATAGCCCTGTTTCCTCAATCTTTTCGGCTGTGTACTGTTCTTCATCAACATAACCTGTTAGAATTACATTGTCTCCCTCAAGATGAACAAACCCTGAACCAATCTTTTCTCTATGGCGGTTAAGGATATCTACTCCGTCGCCTGCATTAGAAATTGACTCGATAACCGTTCCGTGAGCGTCAATCGTTCCCAATGGGTTCGCTATCCCTCGAACTGCTTTTACTTTCAATGTTTCCTCCTTTTGCTGTTGTTGATATATAAGCTACAAAATTTTCTTGGTTGAAAACTATGTTCTTATCGTGTTGTTTTAATAGTGGTAACACTTTTTGAATTGCGAAAGCGATAATAGTAACTTCATTACTTTGTCCATATAACAATTCTCTTGGTATTCCGTATTCACTCAAAGCAATTTCAAGTGCAAGATTAGCGTCATTTTGTAGTGAACCGCTGTAATCAGGCTGAATCTGTTTAATATCATCATCTGAACCAATAACCGATACACCGTTGAACTCTCTTGCAAGTTGTTGCTGTTGTGTTAGACGTTCACGAATTCTGTCCCAAACTTCTTTCAAACCGCTAGAAACTTTAGTTTTCCAATAGATTTTGATTTGAGCCTGTGAATCAAGACGTCGCCCTATTCCATTACTAGCCATTCCAAACATTACTCCAAACCGTTGTGGGTTAGCACCATAGAAAGGGTTTAATAGCATTTCATAATCGCTTGTTCTAATAGTGACCTGTCTGCGATTTGGTTCTCTAACTAAAATGTTAAACTGGTCTGCGTTCACTCTTTGAGCGTAATACTTGAAACCACCATACCAAACACGATAAACTTCTTGACCTTGTAAAGCCCAATAGAATAAGTCCTCAAGTTTGGACGCTTCTGAATAATCAACATTATCAAAATAGGAAACTAAGCCCAATAACTTACCTAGTAACAAATCAGTTGTAGGGTCTTGGACTGTGAAAGTTGAAAAGCTCACATCTTCCGCTCTGCGTGAGAGATTAAATAAGCTCATCTACTCCTCCTATTTCACTTCTCCTGAAGCCATGTCAATTTTTCGTCCAAACTCTTTTTCGATTTCTGCAACATACATTGTGTCAACTGGTAAATTAAGTTTAGCCCATTTGTTTTGATAGTTTTCCAACATACGCATTGTGCGAATATGGCGAACACTTACACCGTCCGAAACATACCAATGTTTAACTTTACCGCTTCCGTCTAGTCCTCTAATAAGGTACATTTTAATCATTCCTCCTGTTTGAATATTTTGGTTTGAAGTTCCAGTAACTGGTTTATTAAATAAGTCAAGTTCTGCCTGTCTGCGTCGTACTAAACCTTGTAAGACTTGACCACCTGCATTACGATACTTCAGAATCATTGAAGCACAATAAGTATGACTGAACTCTTCCCAACCGTCAGTAACGAAAACATTACCGCAATTATATGCCAATGACACCAAAGCGTCAAACTCATTTTTATTTGCTTTTCCTTTTACATAAGCGTCAACCATAGGTGCATACTTGTCATTAACATCAGTTTCAAGCTGTCTATCTGCTTGTTCTTGTGTCCAAGTTGTACCTGCCGTGACACCATAGTAGCCCCAACCAATAGTGTACATTTGTTCCCATGGTACAGGTTTATAAGCAGTCAATCGGCAACCCTCGAACTCTTTAATTAAGTTCAAACCGTTTTGAGATATTTTGATATTACCACCCCCCATTTTTAATTATTGTTTTTTATAAGGGAACAATTAACCCAAGTGTTCACAATATGTTAAGATGTTATAAGCGTCTGCGATGTTGTCATCTTTGCAATTAGAATCAACCAATCCTGTGGCTTTTAAAAGTTCAAGACTTTCTTCTTTGCGTTGTTCTCGTTTGCCTGAAATAAGATGATAGCTACACCATTTTGAGTTATCTATGAAAGTATAGCCATTTACTAGACCGTCAATAGCACCGATAAAATAGCCGTTACAATTAGCCAATGTAATACTGTGTTTTCGGTTTCTACCCATAATAGGTGTTTCAATGGCTAGATGATAACCTTTCAAATCAAACTCATCAATAATATCTTTAATTGCGTTTACGATGTCAAAGGTACGTTCCCAAGCGGTCTTTTTAGGGTTATATGCTTTAATAGAACCAACATAAACTTGACCGTCTTTTCTAAAAGCGTACCCTGTTCCTTCGTCTTTCTTACTAGCTGTACTAAAATCAATAGCTAAAATTTTTTTCATTTCTACCCTCTTAAATAGGGAGGCTATAAGAAGTCACGACTGCATAAACATCTTCGCTTGTTTTGTCAACATTTAAACCGTAATCAGTTTTAGAAATAAATTCTAATACTTGTTTCAATTCTACTTCGTCATTAACAAAATAGATGTTTTTTTCTGCCATGTCTTTACCTCCCTCGTTTATTATGTTATTATTATAGCATACTACTTTTTAGTTATAACTTTTATTATACCTACAAAAAATTTAGATAATTTACAATTTAATTAAATAATTTGTAACCAAAAAATAATATAATACTGACTATCCGCATGGTTGAGCCATTCTTATGTTTTTGACGCTGATTTTTTAATTGATTTTGAAAAAACGTATGTTATAATAGATATATAGAAAATTGAATATATCTAAAATGCGAGGCGGAAGCCTATGAAGCAAATTTCCCTGAGCTTGTAAACCCCCACAAGACCTTATGAATAGGATAGTATATAGCGGTTAAGGAGCATTAACTTTTATGTTATTTGGTAGCCGTAGTTTGTCGCTATATATGAAATTGCCAACTGATAAAAAAGTTGGACAGGTTGTGAGTGTTCTGTTTATGCCAGTTTGAACTCACGTAAAACAAAACGAGCGGTGCAATTATATTAACGGAGCTGACTGCTAGTAACTAAGCAAACTACCTTATCAGAATCTCTAATAATTGCATGACGGGGGGGGGATAACTCTGTCTAAAATTCTTGTAATTAAAGAGTAACACAAAAACACATTGAATTGTAACATGATTTGAGTTATAATTAAGTCATAGATAAAAAGAAAGAGGTTTAAATGGACTTACAACATAAAATAGACCGTACCAATATTTTATATGATGAAATATATAGACTTGAATCAAAGTATGAAACTTATGAAGAAATTAACCATGATGACTTAATTAAAATTATCAGAATGCACGATATAGCTTTTGATATGACAGTTGATTTAATTAAAAAAGGTGCTTGGTAAAAATAGATAAAAAGAAAGAGGTATTTAAATATGTTTTTAGTTTATTGGATAATGTCCGCAATGTTTGGAATTGTAGCAAGTGTAGACCATTCTTTATTTGGTATTTGGTTCTTATGCTGTATAGGTTGTTTCATTTTAGGCTTAGTAAATTTAATAAAAGGAGGATACAAAAAATGACAATTAAAGACGACTTAAAAGCGATTAACAAAGATATCTCAAAAGCAAAAAATTTTAAATGGCAGGTCAAACGTACCAAGTATTGGCTAGTTAAATTACAAAATATATACCCTGACTATGAATTTAAAACTTATTGTAGACCCTTACGGGATAAAAATGATATTTTTATTGACTATAAAGTAAAAGGGATTTATTAAAATGAAAGACTTATTTGAACGTGTTATAACTGCTAAGGAACTACAAGAGAAAGAGGACTTCAAAGGTGGAAACGAGTGGCTGATAGAACACTTAATACCACGAGGACAGGCAGGTCTAACAATTGCACCACAAAAATCTTTTAAAAGTTCCACAACTTTACAAATGGCTTTAAGCGTAGCTAAGGGTGTCCCCTTTGGCTATTTTAAAACTAAACAAGCGAACGTGCTTATAATTGACAATGAAGATACTGACTTCGTACTACATCAACGATTAAAGGCTTATAGTGATGTTCCTGATAATTTGCATTTCATTACTGGGGGAATTTTTAAGCTAGACAACACAAACCACATGAACGGACTGTATAAATTCATCAAAGAAAACAATATCAAGTTTGTCATTTTAGATAATTTAAAAGACATGCTGACAGACCGCAATACGCTCAATGATATGTCAAGTATGAATGACGTGCTGAACAACATAACACGATTGAAGTTACTCCTGAATGATGTAACATTTTTATTGATTGCTCACGCTAGAAAAGACACAAATAACCAATCTCTTGAAGAAAAGTCTTTTAGAGTTCGTAGCACACACGCTTTAGGGAGTTCAGCAATTGGTGCATGGTTTGAGTTCTGTTTATGTCTTAGCCCTAAAATGGGAAAGAATAGCAAGTATTCAATTTTAACTGTTGAAGCTCGTAACTATGCTTACGACAAGGAAGTTTGCCTTGGTTACGTAGGGGAACAATTTCAAATAATAGACCCCACAGGAAACAAACCGAAAGAGATATTAGAAGAAGAACAAAAAGAGGGGGAAGAATACGAGGAAACAAAAAACGACGCAGAAAGCCTTTTAACAGCATTGCAACAAAATGGAAAAGTAAATATAACAAACGATTAACTGTTTTGTCTTTGACATTGCGGTTTTTCTTTTGTATAATTAAGTCATCAAATTAAGAGAGGCTAAACAAATGAACAAACCGTTTGAAGTATCTTATAAATTTAACACCGGTGTTATTTTTAGGAAAGAATGCGAATTTTTAGGTAACGCTTTAGAAAATTATGAGCAACTTGCTAAAAGGGAACAAATAAAAGAAATTATCATAACTTATTTACCTACACACCAGATCGTGGTGAAATATGATAGAACAAAACAAAAGGAATATAGAAAATGGACAAACTAGAAAAGGAATTAAACAAATGAAAATTGCACTTGAAACACTTAACAAAATAGTTGTAAGACTTCAACAAAAAGAACCAGTAACAGATATTGAAAATGATATGCTTCTAGGGCTTCTAAATAACGTTTATAGCTATTATAGACAAATGGAGGACATTTCTATGCTAGATGTCATAGTCGTTCTCCGTGAGCGTTTAACAGGCGTTAAAACAGATAAAAAAGAAGAAGTGGAATACTTCATTGAAAAGTTTAGTGCAAAAAGTCTTGTTAAGTTATTAGATAGCCTAGAACAAAAAGGGAAACGCCAAAAAGAAAGTAAAGTAGATGATGCGTTTATCAATGAAACAAGAATGTACTACAAAGTAGTAGCAAACAAAATCAAAGAGAGAGGTATCAAATAATGGCAATCGAAAAAGTAGTATATTATTATGATGACGGAACTAAAAGAGAATATCCGCCACGATTGACAGACCTAGAACAATTAGAGGAGTTCAGAAAGTCAAAAGCTGATGTAACAGAAGTGTATGACTTCATGCAAGAACATTTAAGCAAGTTTGAATCTAAGTTATCTTTATGTTTTAAGTATATGATTGACAACCTAGGCATGGAAGAACAACAGGCAAACAACACGCTAGAATTTTGGTGTAATGAATGGGGAGTTCAAAACGTTCATTTTATCGCAGAGGGTGGAACGTGCCAAGCGTGTGGCAAACAATGTAATGCTGAAAAATTATTCTGTTCAGAAGAATGTTACAAAAATTACATAGAATTGAAACAAAATGGTAATTGACATAGCTAAAAAAGTTCGATATAATTAAGTCATCAAGTTAAGAGAGGAAACAAAAATGATAAAAGTAATTTACGTTTTAGAGGACGGTTCGGACAGTTGGACTTATGAAGTTAGAAAAGTAAGAACCGCAGTAGAATGTATTAGAGAAGATATGAATGTCACATCAACAATTGCAAAAGCAGTTGTATTTGATGAAAATGGGAAGAAAATTTTAGAGGTTGAAAATGATATTTGTATTTATAATTGTGTTGGTTGAAACTTTAATATTATACTTGATTTTAGAAAGAGGTTAAAAAATAATGGCTCAAGATTATTATGCAAATAAATACGGTATTCAATTAGAAGAGTTTCTAATTTGGGGTTCTGAATGGGACTTGAAATTTTGGCAAGATAACTTCACAACTGGGCAAGGTTTTGCCTTAACAACCGCTTTAAAGTATTCTGTAAGGGCGGGAAAGAAGCCAAATGAACCATACGAAAAAGACATGGGAAAATACAACGACTACATCAACATGGCTGTTCTAATGGGCTTTAAACAAGTGGAAGCTGAAAACTGGGTAGCACTTCAAAAATCAATCTTTGAGGAGTTCAAAGGTAGAAAAGCAGAACTTGAAGAACTTAGAAAGAGAGAGGAAGCGAAACGTGTATAAATATTGTGCTTTAAATCGTCACAAATTCTTATGGTTTAAAACTTTTGAGGATATGGCAAAACACTTCGGTGTTACAGAAAGTTATTTAAAATTTTTGATAATCACAAAAACACCTTTGAATGGTTGGTTTATTAAAGAGGTAAATTATGGTTCTGAATTGGAACGACTTCAATAAATGGCGTGAAACTAGCTTAGAATATCATAAAATGCTAGGGGAACATAATTACACTAATGCACTCACATTCTTTGAGTACGCTAGACAGTATTTCAATGCGAAAGGTTTTCCACCTCCTGAAAAGAAAACAAAGACAGGTAGAAAAGGAAAATACACGCAAAAAGATAGCAAAGAACAATTAAAACAAATACATGAATACATTGGAGGTATTAAATAATGGCATTAACAATTAAACAACTAATTGAAAAACTTAAACAAATAGAAGATAAATCAAAGGACGTTTTCATTGAAACGACTGACGAGTTTATAAGCATTGACTTGGTTTTTTTAGACAATGATGGCGATGCCATTATAAGAGTAGATAACATGTTATAATTAGTTATACAGAAACGGAAAATACAAAACTGTTAAAGTACATAGAATTGTAGCTTTTGAATTTTGTAAAGGATATGACGAAACGAAAGAAGTAGACCACATTAACAGAATAAGAAATGATAACAGAGCAGTTAATTTACAATGGTTGACACATGCACAAAATAACGCAAGAAAGGCAGAATATGGAAAGTAAAGTTTTACAGATGATAAATGAAATTAAAGTACCAAAAAGTCAATACAATAGCTTTGGAAAGTACAATTTCAGAAATAACGAGGATATTCAAACGGCTTTGAAGCCTATGCTTATGAAGTATGGACTAGTTGAAAGAGCTAGCACAGAAATGATTTCGATGAACAACGAACTAGCTCTACATGTTCATATTGAGATTTTTGACCCTGAAAATACTAATGACATCACAAGTGGCGACGGTTTTGCAGTTATTGATGTAAATAAAAAAGGTCAGGACAAAGCTCAAGCGACTGGGGCTAGTCAATCATACGCAAGTAAATATGCCTATGGTCAAGCGTTGAAATTAGATGATACAAAAGACGCAGATAGCACAAACAAAGGACAAAACAATGCACAACGTCCTAAAGCAGTACCTAAAGCAAGTTATCAATACAATTTGAGCGACTTGAAAAAAATGGTAGCAAATAAAGAGATGTCAAGCGACCGTGCAAACGAACTTTGCAAACAAGGAAAAGTAAACATGAATGCTTAATTCTTGACAAAGTAAAATAAATACGTTACAATTAAACTATCAAATAAAGAGAGGGAAACAAAAAAATGAAAATTATTGAAACTTTGAAAGTAAACGAAATTAACACAAAACAAGTTGAAACGGCAAAAGGAACTAAAAAAGTTCTATCATTTAAAGCATATCCATTTGAACACTACATCGGAGGTATTTGGCTACCTGATAGCGTAAATTATGGCGACATCGTAACAGTATTTATTGACCAAATTAAAGCCGAAACAAAAGGCGATAAAACTTATTACAATGCTTCGTACGCAAAAGTAACTCCAGAATTTAACTTAAACCGTGACAATAATGAACCACAAAATAACGCGGCAGACTTATTTGGCGGTGGTTCTCCTGTTGATATTCCTAATGAAGATTTGCCATTCTAAAGGGGTTCATCAATGGGATATGACTATGAAATGATACTTGATGAAGTAGACAAATTAAGTCTACAAGGGCTAATAGAGGAAGCAAAGGAACTTGTGAGAGAACTTGTTCCCCCTCTGTTTGCCGTTGATTTTACTAACTTAATGGAATTAATTGAAAGGAACACATACAAACTATGAAAATCAGTAAAGAAAAACTCACTTTTTTAAAAAATACACACATCATCACTTTGGAACTTATTCATGACATGCTAGATGTAAAGCAACACATCAATAATTACCAACGCAACACAAATAAAAAATACGGTCTATACCTCGAAAAAGATGAAGTGATTAACCGTGAAGTTGCTGACATGATTATTATTAACACGCTAGGAAAGCTAAATATGCTAGCTGAACAGTCTTACTTCTTGCGTTTGGTACGTAATACTGAAGCCAATAGTCCTAAAATTCGTAAGGCTGAAAAGTTCGCTGAAAAAGCCAATTTGGCTGATAAAATTGTTGAAATTCTTAACTTCATAAATGGTAACTCGCTTATAGATATTAATGACAAAGCATTATACAACTTTATTAAAAAACAAAATGTCCAAAACCTCGAATATTTCGGGACGCAAGGACGACAAGGGTGGTTCTTTAATCGTGTTAAATGGTTGTTAGATACTTACAAAGGGGAATAAATGATTAACTTACAAAATAAAAAGCTAGACATCAAAGAGCTTCTAGAAGAGTTAGGCTTTACTGTTAGTTTAGACTATGAAAGAGAACCAATGGGAGTGATGTTTGCAGAAATACACCCTATTGTTAGTCAAGTAAGCAATAATTCAGCCATTTATCAGTCGTTTAGAACGCTTGAAGTAGAACTTATGGTAATTTGTACCGCAGAAACAGAAAACAGCTTATACAAGGCTGTACGGCTCTTGAGCGATGAACATTATATATATGCCAATACAATCACAGACAACACTAATATTATAAAATTAAGAGGTAACTACTATGATTAACGACAATACATTGAACTTTATCCGATTTTCTAGCGGTTTTAATAACTTGAAAAAAGAAGAACTTGAAGCGTTTGCCGAAAATGAAATCTTTGAACTTAACGAGTATAATGCAAGTGAGGGAGTACAAGGAAAATACTTTTATACCTTGGAGGACGTCAACACAAACGGAACGCTTAAAAGTTACATCATTGAATGTCTAAAACTTTCGTTACAAACACGTTGGGGGAACAATTTAGAGTACCACATAGACCGAAAAACAAAATACTTGAACAAATTAACAGGAATGCAAGCGTAAAAGAAAGAGGAAACAAAAAAATGAAACTAAAAAAACAAATCGAATTGCTTAACAACATGCTAAAAATTCACGATGAAAAAGTAGATGAACACTTTCCAACAGATGAAAAACAAGTGCCGTCTTATGCTAAAGCTCAATACATGGACTTGTTCGGTATACTTCAAGATGTTGCCGAAGCCTTTGAAACTGTGTCGCCTTTCTCTAAAGCGTCTAAAAAAGCTCTTGAAATTCTTGTTACCAACTTAAATGAGCATTCTGAAATGGTTAATGAAATCATGGACGAAACAAACTATAAAACTTGGACAAAACTACAAGATGAACATTACACAGGAGTGTTTTACTACGATTTACATAAAACAGTTGAGGAAACAATAGAAGAAATGGAGGAGGTGTAAAAATGGAACTGCAAGAACGAGAAAAAGAAATGTTAATGTTTTACGCTTTCAGAATCGGCTATTATTCTAAACCTGAACGAATTGAAGCACGTGAAGAAATTAATGAAGATTTGAACGATTTGCTAAGTGAAGATAAAATAAGCATAGAAGAATATAACACTATGTACAAAGAACTTGATAAACTTGACAAATTACAATAAGGAGGTATAAAAATAATATACGTTGTTTATATTGTGTCATTCATCTTGTACAGTTGGTACTTGATTAAAGTAGGTAAAAAGAACGCTGAAAATAAAGATACGATAAAATTAGTTATAACTGGGAAACCTGAACAAGTTAAGGAAGCTATTAAAGCAATTAACGAACAAGAAATAATAAAATAGAAAGTGAGGTCATTACTCTTCAATTACGTGCCACTCAAAAGAGTGGTTTTTTTGTTTGGTTGATGATTAGATACCCTTTGCTATATAATACCCCTGTAAGCTCACGGATTGGCTTGTATTGCATTTTAAGTAATTTCTAGGATAATGACAAGGAACAGACCAAAACACGCAAAATAGAACGATTTAAGAGGAATTACTGCTTATTTTTTTCAAAACGAAAAATGAAAAAATAACTCCTAAAGAGTTAGGCTT